CTTTTTTAGAAGTACCTTTTTGTGAGCTCTCAGCTTTCAATAGTACCTTGCGTTCATTCTTAGTTTTGTACTTTAAATCTCGGCTTTGTCTAAAGTTCTTATCAAAGGTAAAGTGATGTACTACCTTCGACTTAAAGTCGGTTTTAAGCCCAGCAACCAGCTTTCCCATTCTAAAAGAGCAATGTATGCCGTACTGCCTTTTGAGTTCTTCCAACACCTTATAGGGCGAGGAACGTTCTATCATCAGTTTGCCGAGTTGCATATCCAACACCTCCGTTTCATAATCGGAGGCAATATCTTTAAGCAGCTGCTTTAGGCTTACAGAAGCATACGTCTTATTGATGAGAGGTTTGTTCTTCAGTTGGTACATCTCATCTTCACAAGTGAGCAGTAGCGGTATATCTGCCCCTATTTGAGTGATATAGCCCTCAAACTCGGTAAAATAAGCACCGTTGTAGCCCGCTTCAATGCGAATGCTATCGCCTACCTTTATCATTTCCAATAAGTTCCTTCGTTCTATGCTAAAACTCTGTCCGTCCTTGCGGGCATTCTTAAACTCACGAGGTAGTTCTACCTTTGCCGTTGTGGTAAGCAGCTCTATACTTTGGGTAATCTCTATTTGCTTTACTGCACTGAACTGTATCTTGCCAGCTACTGTAATACGAATATTGATATTTAAATAACTACTTCCCATCTCCTTCTAACAAGTTAAACGTTACTTCTTTTATACTTTTAGCTGTTAGCTTATACGCAATTGTATCACTAAATCCTACTGCCCCTTTTATCTCGTCAATTTTACTAAAATAAATGCTGTCAATGCCTTTGTCGTAGAATTGAGCTCCTACTACTTTAATAATACCATTGTGTTCAAAGAGAGACACCATACGCTGTACTTGACTTTCTGGATAATTGTGATTTTCTATATCTACTAAAATCCCTTGAATGGTAATCTCCCATTCGTTCGTATTCCAACGCTCTACAATAGTGCTGCCGTTAGTCTCCGTTTCAATGAGCTTCTTTGAGCGTGAGAAGGAAAGGATAGGAGGCGGAGCAAACACTGTAGAATGTTCGCCTCCTATAAAGCTGTTAAACACAAGGCGAGTGCTTCCGTACTCCATTGTAATCACTTGGTACTTGTTATCCTCTTTGGTAATCACTACTTGGTTCATACCCTCAGAAGATAACACTATCCCCAAAGCTCTCCCATAGCGTGAAGCTAAATCTAATACGATAGATTGTCCGTTTTCCATTTGTTACAAGTCTTGTTTTTTAACGCCTAATATTCCTTGTTCTGCCAGCCATTGAATCTGTGCCCACTTCATAGCCCATGTATCATCGTCCAAATCTTCGGGGAAGGGGATATGAAAGTAGTAACTTATCAAGGCGTCTACTTTAAAGTACAAATCGCCTGTTTCCTTGTAGTTTAGAGCTCTATTAAGCTCTAAACAGTTCCAAACTTTCCCTGCCTAATAGGTATCAATTCACCAATCAAACTCGCTGCGGCATAGAATAGCCCATCGTCGGCAAGTACCTCTTCTTTATTGGTTACTAAACAGGCTTTTACCAATATCTCCTGTGCCTTTTTAGGATCCTGATTTAAGAACTTCAAGTACTGCCCTACTACATTACGCGTAGGCACTATGGCTAATACTTCCAGCTCTTCAGCACCGTTGTCGTCCATTGGCAGGATAAGCAATTTCAACTTGTCGCCGTGTTCTTTTTTGAAAGAGGCTTTTACCTCTTCACTTACTTTTCTTATCATAGTTTTTGCTTTTTATAAGTTATGCTACTCTTAGGTCTACTGATAGGGCAAACAAGTCATATTGCTTTTCAAGCCCCATATTACCTGTTATATTTCGTCCTTCATCTTTGAATTTAGCAATAATTTTATCCACTACTATCTCATTGAACTCATTAACAAACTCAACTGTGATAGTAAATGGTTTGATTTTCAACAGTCCTCCCGAAACACGCTCCAAAGGAGCTATTTCGTGCATTGGCACTGTCATAGATGCTGAGGGTGTAATTTTACCCATTGAAAAACTCGTAGCCTTTGCCCCTAAAGTATGGTTTAGCTGGTGTTCTTGGGCATTACCATAACTAATAGAGGATACATTAATAGGGATGCCATTGATTTGCACTCGCACATCGGCTGAGTCATAAGCCTTACCGTTTCTGTTTATATCTGCCATTACGCTTGTGTTTTAAGGTTAATAGTTCCTTTAATCTCTCCAATACTTCCCCTTGGTATTACCACAAACGATATTTTAAGCACCTTTTCTACTACAAGGTCGCTATCCTTATCTATGGTAGTTTTGCCATACGAAATCTCGCCATTGGCAATCATTCGTTCTAGTACGCCATCTCCTATATCTTCCAGGGCTACCACCGTAGCAGGTCGCATTTTACCTTTCTCGTCAAGCTCCCAATCGGTTTTGATTTTAGGCAAGTAGGCAGTGCGCAAACCTCGTGAGGCTTTGTCCATAATACGCCCGTAGGCTATAGAGTGTTCATTCATATTTTGATTTCTATCCACTACTATAGGCGTACAAGTGTGGTCATTGTTAATGCGTACTCCCGCAATACCTGCGTAGGTGATACCAAAAATGTAGCCCTTATCTTCAAGGGTTTGCAAGTCGTCAAAGGCATCTACAATAGTTGTATGTGAACTGAGCGCGGGCTCTATCCATACGCCCTGAGTAGCATCGGTAAGATTAAATAGCTCGTTGTTGCCTATGTTTTGTTGCACAAGCGCTTTTGAGCATATTCCAAGAACAGTACCTACATCGGCATACTTCTGAGCCTTACCCTCCTTTCCCTTAGCGTGATTATAGTCTTGCCCTATTACTACTGATACTTTAGTAGCATTAAGGTTAGAAAGCTCTCTGAGGTTAGCCGTACTGCTGGCTGTACCTCCGTAACCGTAGCCCTCCAATAACACTTGGCATGGCATAAAGTTGCCGTACGCCCATTCTGCTAATCCTTGAGCCTTTGCAATAGCATTATACACTTCTTGTGGTAATCCATTAAGCATAGTGTATTCCTCCGCACTATCGCTATTGATAGCTATCGCCAGCTGGCGTATTTCGCCTTTAGCATATACCAATAATTTCTTAGCCTTTGTTTCGCATACCTCTGGCATTTTGGTATTTTGGGCAACCAACATTAAGTGTAGGGGAGTTCCCTCGCCGGCCATTCGGTAGAACTCTGCAATATGGCGTAATACGTTCACTTGCCTACTGTCTTCAGTAATACCCAACTTAGTGGCATCTTTCACATTGTAAAGTGTGGTAGGAGTATCCCAATCCAGCCCCGTAGGTTTAGGCGCAGAAATGATAAGCCCGCTAATGTTGTCGCCCGTGCTTAAGGTGTTTGCTCCCAGCGTTCCTTTACTGATAACAACTCCTTTTAAATTACTCATTGCCTTCTGTGTTTAAAGGTTTAACATCCCCTTTTGTTTCTTCTTTCAAAACGCCCTTTCGGGTGAGGGTCTCAATCTTCTTAGTATCCTCTACGCTATTCTGTGCGTAGTCTATCTTAGTAAAGAACTCGCCCTTAGGGTTTAGATACAATCTTTGAAGCTCGGGTTCAGCTTCAAAGATTTGTTTCGCGGTTTCTAACTGACTTTTATTTGCCATAACATTTCCTTCTTTTAAGGTTACTCATTAGCCGATACCAATGCTCCAAACCCGTACTCTTGGCGTTTGTCGCATAAGCCCCAAGTATGTAGTCTAACTTCTGCCGTAGGGCGTCTGCTTCTTGTATCCTGTCGCATTGGTTTAGTAAGAACATTCACACCCTCAATATGGTACACCGTATTAGGAGCGTAGAAGAAGATTGACGAGCCTTGATCGCCCGCTACCTTATTAGCTCCCATTGATTTTAGTTCACCATTTTGCCCATATAGAGGTGTTGTTGTATTTTCAAAAATCTGCAATTCAAAGAAACGTTTTAGTTCTCCCGTATTGCGGTCAATTTCCAAATCGCGATAGTGGTTTGTATTAGCTCTATCGTGAATAAGGTCGGCCTTGTGCTCATTAGAAAGTACTAAGTAATAAGCCCCTTTGTTGTTCAAGTTCAAAGAAGTGATATGTTTAAATAGGAACTCACTCAAGTCATTGTAGGTTAGTCGTTTTCTGCCGTTCACTACCTCTCCTGTAGTACGAAGTACGGGCATTGCACCCTCCACGTGTTTTTTAGGAGCGAGCTTGTGAATAGCATAGTCACGTACTCCAATTCTAAACATATTGCTGTGTTCTTTACGTATAGCCGACTCTTTGTCAAAAGCCATAGCGCGCAATTCCTCATCGGTGTATTCCGTAGGGGTAGTGTCAAGCGCATCCCAAGCTACAAATGTTTTCTTACCCTGAGTTCTTCTAGGAGTAAAATCCTGAGTGGCATTCACTACAAATTCTACGTTCCCGATGAGTTTATTGAACTTTATCCCGTCCTTGTCAACCGCGCTAGGGTTAGGGCGTTGCAACACACTTATAAATGCATCGTTGTAGTTGCGAAAATCTTCCAATAATTGAGGCTCAACATATTGTTGTAGCCATAATCCGTCTTCTAATGCTGGCATTACTTCTTGTATTTAGCGTTAAATAATTCTTTGAATCTTTCAGGTTCATTTACCGATAGCTTTTCAAGTCCCTTAGGATCTTCTTTTTGCCATTGGTCAAAATCCCACGAAGAACGTGCCCCAGTGTTACTGCCACCACTTTGCAATAAAGAAGAAATATTGGGGGCTTGTGTAGCTTTTTTGTCTCCTGCTACAGCTGTATTTTCTAATACAGTGATAAGGGCTTCTACTCCCGAAGTTTCTGCGATTTTTTCATAGACAGCCTTTTGGGCTTCTGTGATTTTTCCACTTTTAACCG